CAGTCGCGCTAACAACGTGCAGCTTTATACCGGCGATGAGATGAAACAGCCGGGAATGGAGTTTGTTCGAGTGTTCCGGCCAGAGTCCGAAGTGTTCTCCACTGACTCAATGGCCAGCATCGCGCATAAGCCAATGACGAACGATCACCCTACGGCAAGCGTAACCGCTGATACGTGGAAGTTAGATTCCATAGGTCAGATGGGCGATGAAGTTACACGCGACGGCGAATATATCCGCGTGCCGCTGATTATGATGGACGGCACCGCTATAAAGGATTACGAAGGCGGCAAGCGCGAACTCTCCCTGGGCTACACCGCAGACGTAGAGATGGTTAGTGGGCTCACAGACAGCGGCGAAGCATACGACGCGATACAGCGGAACATACGAGTTAATCACGTTGCCCTTGTCGATCAAGGCAGGGCCAACCAAGAATTCCGCATTGGCGACAGTGCGAATCACTGGGGCGCTCGCCCTACAACCCGCAGTACACATGACAGGACACACAGTATGACTGACAAACTCAGAACTGTGGTTGTGGACGGCCTTTCGGTGACTATCACCGATGAGGGTGCCCTGGCCATTGATAAGTTACAAACCGCCGTTGCAGACGCGCAGAAGAAGACCGCTGACGCTGACGCAAAAGCCGTTACCGACAAGGCAGAAATGGACAAGGCCGCCGCCAAACTCCAAGCCGAAATTGACGACCTGAAAGGCAAGGTTATGGACGAGGCCGCACTTGATAAGCGTGTGCAGGATCGCGCTGAATTGATCGGTAAGGCCAAGCTCATCGCTAAAGACCTCGACACAACCGGCGTTAGTGATGCAGGTATCCGCAAAGCAACCGTTGCAGCCAAGCTGGGCGATGCGGCTATCAAGGACAAATCAGAGGCGTATATCGACGCTCGCTTTGACATCCTCACTGAAGATTCCGAAACTGTTACTGACTCGTTGCGACATATCGGCGGCGTTAAATCCACAGACGGCGCAGGCGGCTGGAACGATTCAGCCTTTAAGTCTGCCGGTGTCAAAATGAAGAAGGAAGCGTAAATCATGGCTATTCTCACGAAAGGCAAAGCGTCCGCCGCGTTCATCGTAAGCGAGTCTAACGGCTACCGCTCGCGCGATGATGTCACCGTCACCGTGCCAGCAGCCACAACCTACGCCGCCGGCACCATTCTCGGCAAGATCACTGCAAGCGGCAAGTACGTTCGTCACGCTGCCGGTGCTACCGACGGCTCAGAAGACGAAGCCGGTGTGCTTTACGAAACCCTGGCTAACACGACCGGCTCAGGAGTTGATAACGCTTCTGTTTCCATGGCGCGTGACGCCGAAGTAAATGGCTCTGAACTGACGTATGAAGTCGGGGCAGATGCTGCACAAATCACCGCATCCAATTTGGCCCTAAAGGCCCTTGGCATCATCGTTCGATAAAGGAAACCTCTCATGGCTTCAATGAACATTTTCAATAACAGTGCTTTTTCCATGACGTCCTTGTCGGGCGTTGTGAACAAACTGGACTACCAGCCCCAATTGCTGGGCGAGCTGGGCATTTTCGAGCCTATGCCTGTCCGCACTCGTACCGTCTTCGTCGATCAGCGTGATGGTAGTCTGACCCTCATCCCAACCAGCGCGACTGGTTCCGCTCCCTCCGAGCTGGACATCGACAACCGCGACGCCGTGCCTTTCAAGACGACTCGACTGGCCAAGGGCTTCACGCTTTACGCTGAAGAGATCCAGGGCATTCGTGCTTTCGGTTCAGAGACTGAGCTTGAGCAAGTGCAGGGCGAGTTTCTTCGTCGATTGGCACGAACGCGAGCCGACATCGAACTGACTCAAGAGCATCACCGCCTTGGCGCTTTGCAGGGCAAGCTTCTGGACGCTGATGGCACTAGCGTCATCTATGATTATTTTGCTCAGTTTGGCGAGTCCGAGCCCGCTGCCGTGAACTTTGCTTTGACTACTAGCACTACAGACGTTCGCGGCAAGTGCGCAGAAGTTATCCGCGCGATGGCCCGCTCTGCTAAAGGTGCGTTTACGTCGGCGACGACTGTTCACTCTGTTGTTGGTGATACGTTCTATGACCTGTTGATCAATCATGATCAGGTGCGGAAGACGTTCGAGGGATGGGCAGCTGCTGCTGATCTTCGACAAGGCGCGGCTTTCAACGCCTTTACGTACGGCGGGATCACGTTCCACAACTACCGTGGCACTGATGACAACTCGACTGTAGCGGTCGCAACCGATGAGGCGAAATTCTTCCCCGTCGGCGCAAGCGGTGTGTTTAAGAAGGCTATGGCCCCGGCAGAGTTTGGTCCTTTCGTGAACACCCTTGGCTTGGACACTTACGGCATGAACATCCCTGATCGGGATCGTCAAGCATGGACTCGCGGCGAAATCTACAGCTATCCGTTGTTTATTTGCCAACAGCCCCAGGTTCTGCGTAAAGGCACATCAAGCTAAGCAGGCCACAACAAACACGGGGCTTCGGCCCTCGTTTTTAGGAATAAATTATGCCAACTTATAAAGTTTCAAACGACTCTTCCCGCGACAAGGCCATCAAGGTCTATGGTGGCAGTCAAGTTGTTAAAGCCGGTAAATCGGCAACAGTGGAAAACCGCAAAGAATTCACCAATGACCAGATCCAACACCTCGCCGGGCTTGGTGTAGTTGTTGCACCGTCAGAAAATCCAAAGATTGACAAGCCAAAGATGAGTAAGCCAGAGTCCAAGTCCACCAAGGAGTAACCCATGCCAGGCTACGGAACAGACATCGGCTTTGAGGACTATGCAGCGGCTAACGGGTATGACATACCCGCCGGCACCGTAGCTGCGGCCCGCTTGCGTGGTTCCGTTTATCTGGATGGCCACTATTACCAGCGCTGGCCCGGAGAGCCCACCGGCGGCGTAGATCAGGAACGCTCATGGCCGCGAAAGAGTGCGGCTGATAGGTTCGGCAATGCTATTGATGACGCTGCCGTGCCCGCACGTGTGGTCAGTGCATCGTATGAAGCGGCCTTGCTTGAGCTAGGCACTCCGGGCTTTTTCTCCAAGACGTTTACCGAGGCTGATAAGAAGGTGCTGGTTAAGGTTCAAAGCATCTCGTGGGTACACACCGGCAACAGCAAAGGCGACAGGTCATCTTCTCCGGTTTCGACGGTAATTGAAAACATCTTGGCTCCCATCCTGACACCCGATGACCTGCCAGCCGCGCTGGTAGTGTCATGAGCGTAAACTACACAGAAATCGCGGCTGAAGTAGACAAGGCCATCAAGTCGGTCGCCTCCACCGATGCAGGCTATCCGGCAACCATTCGCCGCCAGTCATCAACCGGCGGTGATCCATGGGATCCTGTGACCACATCAACCTACACGACCGTTCGGGTAATTGAAGAAAACCGGCGTGTCAGGTCTGCTGATGGCACTTACGTCGATATGGTAAAGCGCACACTGACCATGGCCGCAACGCCGGGGTTTACGCCGCAGAAGGCCGATGACGTAGCGCTAGGCATCACAGAAAGCGAAGCAACAGCCGACAGTAAATGGCTAGTCATCACCGAAGTGCGCGCCTTGGCACCGGCAGGCGTTGCCGTGTTGTACGAAATCGAGCTTTCCACGTAATGGCATCAATCAACCTGAACCGCATCAGCAAAGAAGAAGAGGCCGCGTTTCGTAAAGCGTTCTCGGAATCCGTTGCCGCTATCAAGAATGGTGCCGTTATCAAGGAATTGGTCAACCGCATTGCAGTAGGTGATATCGACGGCGTTTTGACAGCCATGGGGATCAACGAATCATCGTTCAATTCGATAGAGCAAGCTATACAGAATGCATACCGCAAGGGCGGGGATACAGGGGCAAAGCAAGTGGGGCGCATCCCTGACCCCGCTGGTGAAGTGTCCTTTATGTTTGCCTTCAGCGTGCGCAACCCGCGGGCGGAACAGTGGTTACGAGAGAACTCGTCCAGCCTGATAGTCGAGCTCACGCAAGATCAGAAAGAGATGGTCAGACAGCGGCTAACGGCCAGTCTGTCTGAAGGCATCAACCCCCGGCAATCGGCGCTTGAGCTTGTGGGCCGAAAGAACCTTGTCACCGGCAGGCGTGAAGGTGGGATCGTCGGCATGACGAGTCGGCAGTCTCAGTGGGTGTCGAATGCCCGCGCCGAGCTGGAAGAGCTTAATCCGAACTACCTCACTCGCAAGCTGCGCGACAGACGCTTTGACCGCTCCGTACGTAAGGCTATTGCTTCAGGCAAGCCGCTAACCAAGGGCGTGGTTAATCGCATGGTGACGGCATTAGAGAGCCGCACAGTGAAGTATCGCGGTGATGTGATAGCCCGTACCGAATCTATTGACGCACTGAGAGCCGGGCACCATGAATCCTTGCGCCAAGCTACTGAAGCGGGCGATGTTAAAGAGGGCGACGTTACTAGAGAGTGGGATGCAACCGGGGATAGGCTCACTAGGCCTACTCACTCGCGGGCAGACGGACAGAAGCGGCAAGGCAATGCGCCGTTTGATGTTGGCGGCTACCAGCTGCGGTATCCTGGTGATTCGTCGTTGGGCGCGCCGGCTGAAGAACGAGTCCAATGCCGCTGTATAGAAACCACAGAAATCGACTTTGGCGCACGAGTGGCTAGGATCGAAGGCTTTGGCTAATTGCGCACAAGATAAAAATAAAGAGGTGAGGTTTGAGCAGAACAAAGCATCACAGAAGCCAAAAAAACCAGCATGGCGGCCATGACCTGTGGAGTCGCCGGCCTTGTGCCGGTATGTCTTATAACGCCTACAACAAGTGGCTGACCCGCAGAAGAGAGCGAGCCGCAGAACCTGAGATTATTCAAAAAGAAATTTCAGACTTTGAAGATCCGAACCATGGGCTTTGCTACGTCTGTGGCGTACCTCACCCTTGGGAGCCTGACGAAACCGAGTGTGAAGAATATATTATCGCCGCTTTACAATGACCTGCTAATTAGCGGGCTTTTTTGTGTCTAGGGTGTTGCAATGCTGCGATAGTGTGTTATTATTAAGTCATAGAGAGACATTAACCACACAGAAGGAATACGAACATGGCTTTAACGCCAAAACTAGGAGAGATCATTGCCGTATGGTTTTCATGCGGAGCTGCCAGTGCAATTGCAGCAGCCGAAACTGTCAGATT